GTAGAAGCGCCACGAGCTTTGCCGGAGGCCGTGGCCGGTGAAGGCCCAATGCCAGGCGAGTCTATGGTGGATTGGTCGCAGCGGATTCAGCGGGAGAGTGAGGCCGCTGAATCCCCCGCGTCACGAATTGAACAGGCCGAGCAAGCCCTGTATGAAGCCGCGGCTAGCCTAGAGGCGATTCTCGAACAGCGGAAGATTGTTCGTCCTCCACGTTACCTGAAGGGATGGGGTGTCCTGTCGAACGAGCAGTTGCGGGCTATCGCGGCTCATGAGGGTTTAGACCCTTACGACCCGGACTGGTACGACGGTGTTGACTCGACGGTGATACGTGAGGTCCGGCAGAGTGGTACTAAAGTGACACGCTCTGCCGAGCTGAATCAGGCTCACCTGAAGGTGGAGGAGGCTGAGGGGGAGTTGAGGCGTATTGCCCAAGAGTTGGAGAAAGCGCCTGATATGCCAAGCCGGCGCCGTGGCCGAGCCTTGCGGGCGCAGGCAGAACTCGGAGATGCCCGCAGGGCAGTATCCTCAGCGAAAGGCCCGGCTGCCAGGGGCCGGGCGCGGAAACGGGCCAAGCAGGCGCGGGTTGAGCAATCCCTGGCTGAGAAGGATGCGGCGGATGTGGCAGCGACGGCACAGACGGCTACCGCGGGTGGCCGTCTCCCGCCCACTGGCAGGCCGCCGGTGGACCTGGCGAGCGCCAGCGACTCCGAGATTGTGCGCTGGTTCGGGGAGTTTGTTGACGATCCCGCCCGGCTGAGTGACTACGTTGATGTCGAAGCACTCCGGCGGGCCGAGCGGCACCGGCGTTTCACTAATTTAGAGAATCGTGTTGAGGAGCTTATCGAGCAGGGCTACCCACTCGAAGAAGCGATGCGGATGGGACGCCAGGAGTTGGCAGGCCCGCTCCCCTCCTTGACCACTCTCATAGCCCGTGATATTACCCCAAGGGTTCGGGAGGCTCTGGTCCGGGAGTTGTACTTCCAGTTGGCTACCGATGGAGCCGAACAGGTGGCTACCCACACGGCCCTTGTGAACGCTCTGGCTGGGAAGGCCCCCCCATCTAAGCCTGGGACAGCGGGCATGTCGGCATTGGCGCGGCTCCAAAAAGTGTACGGAGAGCGGGTGACTAAGGCGATAACAGCGGGGAAGCCGCTTCAGCGGGTGATTGAGCTGCAGACGAGCCAATACCTCCCGCTGGGCAAGGTCCTGCCCCAGCGCGGAGCGCCGCTGCCCCCCTTCCCAGAGATGCCTTCAACGCAGACGTTCGGTGCTGCCAGAATGAGGGGTGGGAAGCAGGTCTTTGGGGAACTGCCCACGGAGCGGCTTGCCCCAGAGCCGGGGGCATTGGCAGCCCCTCAAACCCCGATGTTCCCGGAGAAACCCCTTGGCCCGTTTGTTGCGCTTCCCCCTGATACGGCGACCGCCGCTGAGAAGGCCATCTTCAGGCAGGCGTTCAAGCAACTGGTTGAGGGACGGGTGCCGGGGATTACTCCCGCTCAGATTGCCAGACTGAGGGCGTTGCCTGAACGGGAGCTTTTTGAGGAGATACGGCGGCTGTCCCCTCCCGGCCCTTGGGTCGAGATGCCTTCGACACAGGTGTTCGGCGGTGCACCTACTCAGCGGATGATCCCCGAGGCTGCCCTGGCTGAAGGTCCTCAACCCCCGATGTTCCCAGAGAAAGCACCGGGGCCGTTCGTGGAGTTGCCCCCCGATTTCAGAACGCCAGCAGAGCGGGCAATCTATCGCAATGCGTTCAAGATGCTGATGGAGGGAAGGGCGCCAGGCATTTCTGCCGAAGAAGCCCAGAGAATCCTCCGCCTGCCGGAGAACGAAATGTTCGCGGAGATGCGGCGGCTGGCCCTGCCTGGTCCCTGGGTTGAGATGCCGACGGCGCGTTTCGGCGAGGTCACGCAACAGCCTTTCCCCTCTGCCCATGCGGAAACCCCGATACTCGAAGCGCCTCAACAGAACTTGATTCCTGAGCCGTCCATGCCTGAGTATGCCAGCCTTGTACCTGAAGCGTGGCTCTCGAAAATGCCTGATGGCCTGACGCCAGGGGCGCAATCTCGATGGATTAGCGAACAGCGTGAGTACCGGCGCATCCTGGACAGCGAACTGTTCCGCCGTCAAGTGAGCGAGACGGATAAAGAGCGAATGGTCCGGTGGGCCAAGGACGCCGCTATGACGCCCGTGGACTTTGGCAACCTGATTCGAGCGAATATGGCGAGCGTGGACCTTTCCTACCTGCGTCAGCAAGCCTTTCTGATTCCTGGCAATCCTGCCGCGTTCGCTCATAGTTTCCGGGATGCGCTCCGCGCCATGTGGTCTGATGCGTATGCCCGGAATTCTGACGACGCGATAAAATCCGACCCCTTCTATAAGTATTCTGAAGGTGGACCAGCCTTCCTCCGCGAATTGGACAGCCCTCTAGCTAAGGCATGGGAGAGAGAGGAGCAGTTCCTCATCTTGGGCGGGCAAAGACCTCTCCAACGGCTTGCCAGGAAGATGGTATGGCTCACCATCTCCAACCGCGCCTTCGTCACCGGCATCAACTCGATGAACTGGGCCATCTACAAAGGCCATCTGCGGATGTTGTTCCGTCACAATGAGCAAATTGCGGCTGGTCTGAGAAAAGGCTCTATTATGAGCGAAGCCCAGATCAAGAGGTCCGCTGACCATATGGCGCGGATGCTGGCCGACTTCTCCGGGCGGGGGCCTCTGGGGCCGCTCACGGAAGCATCCCCGATTCTGAACAACCTCGTCTTCTCTGTTCGCATGAACATAGGACGCCTTTTGATGCCCCGCCATCTGATAGTTGGAGACCGATGGTCCCGGCAAGCCGCTTGGAAGAACATGCTATCAGCGATTGGTGTTTATGGCGGGCTAATCCTTGGTGGACGTGAGATGGGTCTTTGGGATGTGGAAACAGACCCCAGAAGCAGCGATTTTATGAAAATCAAGATAGGGCGCATCCGCATTGACCCCTGGGGCGGCGGCCAACAGTTTGCCATTCTCTACGGCAGGCTCCTCCCGGTTATGGGCGGCATCAAACTTGGGTCCACTGGAGAGATTACAGACTACGATTTCGCTACGGGGGTTGCCAGGTTCAGCCGTACAAAGGCTGCGCCTCTAGTAGACAAGGTCCTACAGGCATGGTTCGCAACAGATTTCAAGGGGACACCTATTGAGCGGAAGGATTGGAAACGGTGGCTTAGAGAGAGTGCCCCGTTCACAGTGCAGGATATCATTGAGGCATTCGCGGCTGAAGGACTTACCGGCTTGTTCGCAGCTATCCCAGGTATTGTTGGGGCTGGTGTGACGGCGCATGAGCTAACACTGAACGACGTGGCTAAAGACCTCTATGGGGTTGAGTACGATAATATCCCAACTACGGGAGGCGGGGCACAAGCCAGAGAGCGCATCCGGAAAGAATTGGAACGGCGGCGCAATCCCCGTGAGAAGCGGAGTGAGGCGGAAGCGGAGGAGAGGACAAAACGGCGGGCTGAAGAGCGCAAAAAGAGACGTGAGGAAGCATGGACAGGGCGGCCTGGCCAGGCGCCCGCACCCTCTCAGGTAGCGCCGCAACCCGCACGGCCTGCTGGTCCGAAGGTGGCGCCCGTTCGCGTTCTCCCCCAGTTGTCCGGCGCGACGATAGCCGCGTTGGGCCGCTACTGGTATGAAGAGGTTGCGCTCGATGCACCGGCCCTGGCGGACCTGCGGCGTGTGTTTCAGGCCGACCAGAAGGCATCGGGTTTTAGCGACTTCGAGCAATGGTTGTTGGGATTGAAAGCCGCCGTTGCGCCTTAGTGGTATAATCTTTCATTGGAGGGCGATAGTATGGTGATGAAAGCTGAACCTCAAACGGAACTGGAGCCAGTTTTAGAGCCGTCTTCACTTTTGGAGCCGGTCTCTGAGCCTGAGCCCACAACCCCAGAGGCAAAGCCCGCAAGGGTTCCAAAGGCTGTAAAGGAGTCTGACAAGACTTCGGCTGCGCCCGAGCCCGCGCCAGAGAAAGCCCCGTCGGAGCGGACCTACTCCCAGAAAGAGTGGTCCGATCTCCAGTCGGCGAAGGACCGGGAGCTTGCCCAATACCGGCAGGCGACAATCCAGATGGCCCAGCGGATGCAGGCGGAAAGGGCGAAAGCTGAAGAAGACGTAGCCCACGCCCGTGACATGAGGGCCGTCGAGGATGGGTCACTCACAGAGTCCGATGCCGAACAGCGCCAGCGCATCCGGGCGGAAAAAGCGCAAGGCTTGCGAGAAGTAGCGGCGCTCAGGAGCCAGCAACAGCAAATTATGGCTGACGGTGAGGAGTACACACGAATCACTGTGGCGCACGCGCTGGGGAAGATGTTCGAGGTAGACCCGAGCATCCTGATTAACGACAAGTCGCTTACAAGCGGCGAGTTGATGGAGCAAAAAGCCTACGGGCTCCGGGAAGGGAAGTACAAGGCGCGTCTGACGGACCTGGAGAAGCGGGAGGCTGCGCTTGCCGCCAAACAGGAACCTCCAGAGAAGTTCGACGACAACCTGGCGAGTTCCGGGGCGCGTGGGAAATCAGATGAACAAGTCCTGCGGGAAATGTACCCAACCATGACGTAACAGGAGGGCCTTAAATGGCAACTCTGACAAGTTCCTACCTAACTCTGGCGGACTGGTCTCAGCGCCAGAAGCCAAGTGGGGGGATTGACCAGATGATTGAAATTCTGGTCAACTCGAACCCTATCATCAAGGATGCGAATATCCTGGAGGGCAACCTGCCGACGGGACATCGCTATACCCGGAGGGTCTCAGACCCGGCGGGCAGTTGGCGGTTGCTTAACCAGGGCGTCGCATCCGAGAAGTCCACCACGGAGCAGTTCACGGACCTATGCGGCATCCTGGAGTCGTACAGCACCCTGGATGTGGACGTGGCGATGCTGAACGGCAATACCAGGGAGTTCCGGGCCTCTGAGGATGCGGGATTCGTCACGGGTCTGAACGACACGATGGCGACGGCCCTGTTCTACGGGGACCAGAACACAGACCCGGAGAAGATGCACGGCCTTGACAAGCGGTACAACTCCCTGACAAGCCCGGCGGGGGCGACCTCGACGCAGATGATAAGCGGGGGGGGTAGCGCAAGCACCAATACCTCCATCTGGCTCGTAACCTGGGGACCGAAGACCTGCACCCTCATCTACCCCAAGGGGAGCAAGGCCGGACTCTCCCAAGAGGACCTGGGCAAAGACCTGGTGCGCGACTCCAACAACTTGACCTACCAGGCATGGGTGACGAAGTTCCAATGGAAGATTGGCCTCGCCATCCCCGACTATCGGTACGTGATCCGCATCTGCAATGTGGACGTGGACCTTCTGACCTCCGACGCCGCCACGGGCGCCGACCTGCTGGACAAGCTCATCGACGCCTACTACGCCCGGCCCACGGTGGACCTCGGCAAGATGGCAAAGACCTTCATCTACTGCAACAAGACGGTAGGGAAGTTCCTGCACAAGCAGGCGTCGAACAAGGCCAACGTCAACCTGACCGTTGACTCCGCGGCTGGCAAGCCAATGGTGAGCCTGCTGGACGCGCCGGTCCACATCTGCGACAACATCACGAGCACGGAAGCGACAATCACCTAAAGGGGATAACCCCCTTTGAAGGAGAAGACTCATGTTCATAGATGCCAATCTCTTACTGAGTAACGAGCAGGACATCGGGGCCGGTGGCGGGACGCAGGTTTCGACCAACACCATCGACCTCGGTGTGGCAAAGTCCCTCTGGCACGGACGCCAGCTCTACGTGGTGATTGTGGTGGACGAATCCTTCGCTACCTCAACCTCCATCAACTTCCAGGTCGTGACGGACACCGTTGCGGCCCTGAGTTCGCCCACTGTCCAGGTGGAGACGGGCGCGGTGGTAATCGCCAGCCTGACGGCGGGGCGTGTCCCCATCGTCATCCCCATCGGGAGCGTTCTCGATACCAGGGAGCGATACCTGGGGATGCAATACACCGAAGCCGGTTCCGCTTCCACGGCGGGCAAGGTCACGGCGTTCGTCGCGGTTGACCCCGCATAAGGCGCATCAACATCCTGACCACCAGGGGTGGGGGAAACCTCACCCCTGCCGGTAGCTTTAAGGAGGCTATCCGATGGCAGTGAGAACGAACTGGGCTGAAATCCGTTCAGCCTGGACACAAATTATAGATAGCGAATACCTCTACTTCGGGGACGCCAAGGATGTGTCCCTGCGGTGGACCGGCTCTCTCTTCGAAATGCTCCCCCTGACCGACGACACGGGAGCCTTCAACATCGGCAACGGCACTAAGGACTTCGACGTAAAGGTCTTCCTCGGCACCACCGCCAAGTACGTCGAGTTCAATGTGGGTGACGTGCTCCTGCGGCTGGAGGACGTGGACCTGGAGCTTGGTGACAACGACCAGATTCAATTCGGCGATGCCACGGGTGGCGATGCCCTTATCCGGTGGGATGCCAGTGTCTTGGAAATCCTGCCCACCACGGACGACACCGGCGCCCTGAACATTGGCGACGGGACGACCGACTTCGACGTAAAGGTGTTCCTGGGTAACACCACCCACTACGGTCTGTTCGATGTCGGCAACCAACGCCTGGACCTCCAGGGGACCTCGATGCACCTTCGCCTGGGGACCTTCGCCAGCGCGACCTCCGGGTCAGGCGTGGCTATGACCGCCGCTCTCAGCCAAGCGTTGCAGGTCTATGTTGACGACGGCAATGCGGCCATCGCCTCCAGCGTACTGACGAGAGGCGGGCGCTTCCGCAACCTCCAGGTCTACACCGGCGGCAACCGTGAGCAAGAGGCCGTCGGGCTGATTGGGCAGATAGTCAGCGTCGCGGGCACCAACCGGCACAACATGGCCGGCCTCATGGGTAGCTACGAAGCCCAAACGTCCCTGACTGTGGATGGGCAGGCTTCCAGCACCGACCCATGGATTCAGGCGGGCGTGATTGGGCGCGTGGGCGTCGGGACCGCCATCACTACCCTGAACGCCAACGGCATCCTGGCGGGCCTCGCCGCCATGAGCAACACGGCATCCTTCTCGGCCAACAACGGCATCTACACAGGTCTCTACGTTGGCCGGTGGGGTAGCAATGCCGACTGGGGCTACGGTATCTACCTGGAAAACGTGGACGTGGGGATTCAGTTCGCCCACACGCTCACACCGGATGCCAACCGCACCAACCGGGCCATCGGGATAGGGTCAAGGGCTACCGAGAAAGACATCACGATGGCGGCCGCGGCCACCCAGCACCTCGACCCGATTCAGGCCAACCTGAACATCATCGGGTCTAACCCCAGCGGCAGCAGCACCCTCAACACGTTCTATGCCCTCATCACGCACGACACCACCGATATGTCCAACATGAGGCTGAAGAACTCGGACTGGAACATCGTGGTGGGGAAGGACGTGCTGGATGTCTACTGCTACCAGGGCGAGGTGGATTTCAATGCGGCTGGCATAGCCGTCGGGGGTGAAGCCGCGGTCATGGGGCTTACCCTGGATGCGGGCGCCAACGCTGTCACGGGCAACCTCTGGGGCGAGATTATCGTGACCCAGGGGGCGGGCCTTCCGTCCAGCTCCGCGGGTCTCTTCCTGAGCCACCGGACCGGGACCTTGGGCCATTCGCTCTACATCGAGGCCAACAGTGGAGCGACCATCACGGATTGCATCTACATCAACGAGGCCGGGACCATCACCAACTTCCTGAAGTTTGCCGCCACGAGCAGCGTAATCGTGGCCGAGACGGGGGCTCTGCCCGGGACCGCGACCCACAAGATCAAGTGCGATGTCGGTGGCGTGGCGTTCTACCTGATTGGAGTCGCCGACTTCTAAAGGTAGGTGACAGATGGGAACCCTGGTTAAAGAAACATTCCCACTCCGCGTCGAAGGCCGGTACAATGAGAGCTTCGAGGTCCAGGCGGGTAAGACGCTGAAGTGCGAGACCTCGCCCGATGGCATTGAGGTATTCGCCGACACGGTGCCCGTGGGGAAGAAGTGGGTGGCGCGGCTCTATGTCCACGTCACGGAAGTAGATGCCTAGAGAGGGCTTCGTGGGGGCTGTGCCTTAACAGCCCCCGGTGATGGTAATCTGAGGAGGAAGCATGAAGGTTAAAAACGGAGACATCTGGCAATCGCGGGCGCCCCTGAGCAAAGTGGCCGCTATGAAGCTGCCGGTCAAGGTGAGCTTCGGCGTGGCGAAGCTGGCTGTCAAGCTGGCTGAACCGTACAAGGCGATTGAGGATGTCAGAATCGGCCTGCTCAAGACCTATGGCGAAGACAGGGGTGGCGGGCGCATGGAGGTTGTGGGCCCCAATGACCCGGAAGGCCGCCCGGTATCCCCTAAATGGGAGCAGTTTGCTAGCGAGTTCAACGAGTTAATGGACCTGGAGGTTGAACTCGTCTTCGACAAGCTGAAGCTGCCTCAAATGTTGGACGGGGCGGCCCTGGAGATTGAGCCGAATCTTCTGATTTCCTTGGAGAAGTTTGTCGAGTTCGGCTAAGAAGCGGCTCCTCGCCTTCTAGTAGCAATACAGGAGGGTCAGTGGCCCTCTGAGTCCTTCGGCTGAAGGACTGATGGAAAAGGAAGGTGAACATGGCTATACCTGTTACCAGGGTTATCACCCCTCGCTTTGGTCAACCTGTGCTGCGCTATGCCAACAACGGCATGGCGGGCTGGTGCAAAGAGAACAGCCTGAGCCAGTGGCAGAAAGGCTCCGGCTGGACCGCGAACCTCTACGGCGGCCTTCAGTCTGGCAACGACGACTGGGCCGCTCTCTTCGTCCCCGTCAACGAAATACGTGTCGCTGACTTCAAGCAAGCCCTCTGGACCTACTACATGACCAACGCCGAGACGATGGGCGTCAACATCGTCATTTGGGTTCACGACCCCAACGACAACGACAAGAGGGCGGAGATTACCCAGTTGGCGAACATCTCCGGCTTGGAGAAAGCGGCGGGCTGGAACGCCCACGAACTCAACATCACCACCGACCAGTTCTTTTGGTATGGCGAGAACGTAACGAACTCTGCGGGCACCGCCACGGCTCTGACGGAAGGGGTGCCAAACTATTACGGTTGGGACGACTACCAGGCTGATCTGGTGTTCAAGCATTGGACCATCTACCGCATCAGCTTGGAATACGGGTGGGATGCCTCCGGCACTTTCGACGACGCTTGGGTGGCGGACTTGAAAATCAATGGTGAGGTAATCCCGCTCAGGCCGGGGCTTGGGGATCACGTGGGCGGGGAAGTCAAGACCCTGACGGCGAAAACGACGGGCACTTCCACGACCAAGGCCACACTGCTTACCCCGGCGGCGGCTAAACGGGTGAGAGTCCTGTCTGTCACCGTCACAAACCTGGGTGCTACTGGCACCGAGATTGAGGTCTACTTTGACACCGGCACCAACATAGATTCGACTCCGGCCAACGCGGTCTTTGCCGCATGGTGCGACACCGACACCCAGGCCACTCATAGCCAGTCGTGGCCTGATGGGGCTGGCCCCGTGGGTGGCGTGGGAGCCGTCGTCTCAATACGGACCAGCGCGGACATCACAACAAACGGGAGAGTCACGATAGCCTACCGGGAGGAATAACCGATGCCGGTCACAGTGAGAAAGGGAACCGGGTCCCGGCCTTATAAGGTGGTGGAAAAGGCGACGGGCAAAACGGTGGGGACATCCAAGACAAAGGCTGACGCCGAGGCAAGCGCCAGGGCCAGAAATGCGGCCCGCCACGGCTGGAAGCCTACGGGGAGGAAGAAGTAGTGGAAGTCAAGCTCGGAATGGCGGTCACGGGCGCCTACGAGGTGCGAAGTGGGTTCTGTTCTGTCTGCGAGACAGCCTTTGATGACGAAGAACAGAAGCCCGATGGGTCTTTGAGATACTGCCCGGCCTGCCGGTGCCACCGGCTAGGGAAACTGAAATCCTCTGGCACACTAGGAGGCTGAGATGGCTGTACCCTGCACGGCGGGATTCGTCGAACTGGCCAAGCTGGGCGCTGGCGAGGCCGCGACCGCCTGGACCCACATTGGACTCGGGACTGGTACGGGCCAGGGGGCTTCCTCCACCACCCTTGCGGTCGAGACCTCGGCGTCTGGCATGGCGCGAGCTGCCGCCACGGTCACGACGGAGACCACCACTGTAACGGACGACACGATTCAGTTGACCAAGACCTTCACCGCGACGGGCACCATCACCATCACGGAGGCTGGAGCCTTCAACGCGGCTAGCGTGGGCGATATGCTGATGGTGGGGGACCTTAGCCCTTCGGCTCCGATGGTGAACGGGGACACTTTGGCCATGACCCTGAAATGTCAGATCAAGGCCGCAGCCTAATGGCCCGCGCTGAAACCCCTGTGGGAGCGAAGGTCACATGGACGGCGGAACACCGCCGCGACGGGGTGCTGATCTCCCGCCAGGTAGCGGTTCTGGCTCCCAAGTGGCCGGCCTGTAACTGTGTCCTGCGGTACTTCTGGAGAGTGCTACGTTACACCGCGCTTCAGAAGTACCACTCTCGGCGGGTCGCCCTTGCGGAGAAGCGGGAGTTGGCTCCTACGCCGGACTGGATTAGGACAGGGGAACGGGTGCCGAAGTCGCTTCCAGGCATCGTATTCGAGAGCATGACGCTGCGGTTCAGGAGATAAACGATGGCGCAAACACAAGCATTGACCACCCAGGGCTTTGGTGAAATGGGCAAGAGAATGGCGGGGGAGGCCGCCACCGGGGTCAAGAGCGTCATCGGTCTGAAAACCACCTGCACCGTCTCCGCCGCTTCGACCTACGCTGCCCCTGGTGGCACCAAATGCACCGAGTCGGGCCTGACGCTGGCGGATGCCGCCACGGTGGTCTCGTCAACAACTACGGCGGCAAACGACACCGTAGAGTTGGACCACGTTTTCACCGCGGGGGCTACCGTAACGGTCCTTGGGTTTATGATTGCGAACGACGACGATGACGTGGAGTTCGGAGAGTGCTGCTTCAATGCGGGAGTCGCAATGGAATCCGGCGACACCCTGACAGTCGAGTTCAAGATTCAGTTCAAGGCCGACTAGACGGTGCCTAGCTTCCACATTATAGAGGAAGCGGCCTCAAATGGCCTCCTAGTCTACACCGTTGACCATTTCAATCCCGACGGCTCGTTTTGGCACCGTGAGAACTATGTCTGGCGAGGCAGTAAGGGCCTGACGCGCAAGATATTGCGGGACGCCGATGGGCTTGCGCTGATGGACGACGGGAAGATTGCGCCGGTGAAACTTGACGTGTATGGGCGCAAGGTCCAGTACCTCCCCGCAGGCCGTGCTTGGGCGCGCCAAAGTCAACCGTCTTTCAGCAATAGGGAGGTACTGAGCGCAATCCGCGCCACGCATCAAAGGCGGCTCAAAGAAGGCTGGCCCCAGGGCCGCATTGACCGGCTTGGCAAGCTCCAGTCCTCAGCCGCGGACATCGCGGGTGTTGACCAACTAAAGGCGCAGGTCAGCTTGTTGGGGTACAGCGAATGACCGTCTCGGTCTTTAACATCGCAGTCGGCGGAGACGACGGCCACACCTACCAGGAAGGCGTCGGCTATCCTCCCGCCGGGGCCATCACGGTCGAAGACACCGCAACAGAAGTTGTTGCCCGCAAAAGCCTGTCGGGGGGCACCTACTACGTCGGCCCCGGGCTGATGCGTTGGGACACGTCCACACTCGGCCCTTCCGCCAACATTACGAGCGCACTGCTCCGCATTGACGTGGTAGCCAAGAACGACAACGATGGCCGGAGCCTGACGTTGGAGTGGTACGTCCACGATGGGAGCATATCGAGCGCCGACCACACCAATACGGTGGGGACCGACGCCCATGCGGGAACGGCTCTATCGCTCATCAGCGTGGCGGCAGATCAGGAGTTTGCTCTATTAAACCCGGACAGCAACATCAACAAGACGGGGTACTCCGGCTTGCGGGGGCACCTATCGGGAGCGGACCCAACGCTGCCCAACAACGCGCAATGGGCGGCTCTGGAACACGCAAGCTCAGTAGAGGCGCGACTGGTTGTCACCCACACGTCGGCCTTTGGGCCGTTCTCCGCCAGTCTCGCCGTCGGGTGTGTCCCAACGACGGCCCGGCTCCTGGCCTATGACAGAAACGTGTCTCTGGTCGTGGGCTGCGTCGTGGCGGCAACAAGGACCCTGGGCTATGCCCGTGCTGCCTCTACGATGGCCGTGGGGTGCGTCGTGGCGGCAACAAGGGTCTTGGGGTTCAGCCGGACCGCTTCGCTGGCCGTGGGTCTCGTGGAGTCTGCGACAAGGGGCGCCGTGACCTATGCTAGAAGTGTCTCGCTGGCCGTGGGGCTTCTCCCGTTTGCTACAATATGGACGAAGATTAAGCGGGTGATCGCCACCACGGGGACCAATCGAGACGTTGCCACCGCGGGGACGAACCGAGATGCTGCCACCACGGGAACCAACCGGGACATAGAGAGTTGGTGACATGGCTATCTACTCGAACACCAGAATTGTGCTGCGGCATCTGACGGCCCGGCTTATGAACGACCTCATCACGGGGACCGTTGTATCGCCCGGTTCCGGCACCTTCGTCTGCGCCGAAACCCCCTGGGAGGTTGCGGACGACTACTTCAACAAATACCTGGAGGTCTTCTGCTACGCCGGGACGGGAGTAGGGACTTCCGGCAATCCGACGGATTGGGTCAACAGCACCCACACCCTGACCTTCTTGCCGGCCGCTACCCTCACAGCGGGCGACTCGGTTGAGATGCACCTGCTCTATCGAGTGGGCGAGTACAACGACGCTATCAACCTGGCAATCGACATGGCTGCCCGGGATGCCCTTCTGCACAAGGTTGACGAGTCCATTACGCTCGACGATGATACCTACCAGTACACCCTCCCTACTCAATTCCTTTGGGTCCACTCAATCCAGATGGAGTCCAGCACGTCCGGGGTGTACGACTCGGAGACGCCGATTGACCCGCGGTATTGGCGCATCTTGAAAGCCGCCACCTTGGAGCTGGAGTTCGTCAAGAACCTCTGGAGTCCGACAGATGGGCGGGTCCTGCGGATCGACGGCCTGGCTTCTCCGTCCAAGTTGGACATCGACACCGAGGCATGTCCTATCGACCCGTTCTACGTGGTACAGCAGGCTGCGGCGATTCTGCACCAGTCGCGCATCCGGGGGGCGGACGACGAGTCCAAGTTCCACACGACACAGATGGCGATTTGCCAGAAACTCGCTGACACCCAACTGGCCAGAATGAGGGTGAGTGTCGGGGGAGCCCGGCCCGTGGTAGAGGTCTAGGGTGGAACCGCAGAAAGAAGTCTGGCTCAACGGCGTCAGATTCCCCATCGAAGGCCCTGTCGTGTGGAAAAGAGTCACGCCATTCCCCGACAGATTCTCAACGTCCCCGCCGACGGAAGCGGATTATGGCCCCACCATCAAACAGCGGTGGGGCAGTCTCAAAGGCGGGATGGGGAAGGAGAAATGGGACTCGAAGAGCAACGACCGCTACTGGTATGCTGAGGGGATTGATGCGTCTCAAGAGGCCCAGGTGCTCTCGCCGCTCGTCACGACGCTTGGGAGTTTCGGCGCCACGGTCGTGAAACTGGTGAAGTTCCAGGGCAAGATATGGGCTATCGGCCCCAGCAAGATTGCGTACTGGACCGGCTCCTCGTGGACTACCGCGAACCCCACGGCGCCGCTTGCCAATCCGACTGATGCCCTCGTGTACTACGGAGCCTCCTAGTGGCTACGACCTACGAAAGCCACAGCACAGGGCAGACCGGCTATGAATACGTGGGGAACGTTGGTGAGACTCTGCACTCCCATCTCTTCCAGAGCTTCACGCCAAGCGTTGCCCATAGTGTCCAGGAAGTCCAGATTTATATCCAACGGTCAGGGACTCCCGGCACTCTCACTCTGAGTATCCGGGCGACGTCCGGCGGGCTTCCAACTGGTTCTGACCTTGCATCGGGCACATTAGATACGAGTCTCGTCGCAGACGATGGCTACGCCTGGCACACCATCAGCTTCTCCCCTAGCTTGGCTCTGAGCGCAGATACAGAATACGCCATCATCATCACGACGAGTAATCAGACCACCGACAAGTGGATTCAATGGGCAATTGAGGCTGTCGGGACCTACGCGGGTGGCGCTGAGGGTTGGTTTGACGGCTCGGTCTGGGCCGACTCCAGCAGCGACGCCTATTTTATTGAGGCAGGCAACCTTGCGCCTTTCTCCTACACCTTGACTGTGCAGGTTGGCTTGACTGCCAGCCTGAGCCGCGCCACCACCTACGGTCGTTCCCTGACAGTTGAGGCAGGGGTTCAAGCCTTCCTGGAATCGGAGTTGAACCAATACCTCTTCCTCTGCGTGGCATCTCAGGACCAAGGCTCTGTCAAGACGGCTGACCCCGTTGGGGGGACCTGGACGGCCTGCGCCAAGGATGCGACGGGGTCTCTGGCTGGGGCGTGGCTGGCTCAGTTCAATAACCGGCTCTGCGTCTTGCGGAAGCAATATGCTGGTTTCAGTTACTCCCCTGTCGGCGATATTGTGTCCGACTGGACCGACAAACCCGCCTTCCCCAACTACCCCGGAGCTTTCACCGGGATGTTCGCTGGGCGGGATTCCAGCGACAATCCCACACTCTACTTCCTCAGCCCGACGGGGATGCACTACCTGGACGTGTTCACCAATTTCGTCTATGGAAAGACCGAGCTGACCTGGGAGGAAGATAACACCGCTGGGAAGAAGGGGATTTACTTCAGAGGGGCGCACTACATCGCCGTAGGGAAGGGCGTCTATCAGCTTCAGGCTGGTGTTGCGGCGCCCGTTGGCCCCGATACGGATGACGGCCTGCCGGAAGACCTCCAGGGCACCGTTTCCGACATGATCGGCGTCGGGTTCTGGCTTGTGATAGCGGTTGACGGTGGTGAGGGAGCCAAGAGTTCTATTCTCAAGCGGTACATCACGGGCAAGCATTGGCACGTGGTTTACACGGGGTCGGTCAATACGCCCATCCGTGCTCTTGTGTGGGACTCAGGCACCCTCTATTTTGGAGAGGGAACAAATGTCAAAAGCCTGCCGTTCTCGAACCTGACCGACAATGCCAAGTTGCTGGCTACCCACACCTACGGGGCATCCGGGACGCTCTACTACCCACGGTTCCACTCCGAGTTCGAGGCCATGCCAAAGGTGGCGCATAAAGTCCGGGCCGTCACCCGCGGCTGTTCCTCTGACGAGACTATCACGGTCTCTTATCGCATCGACTCCAACACAGCTTGGACCGAACTGGGCAGCTTTACATCGTCGCCACGGCCTACGGCTTTGTCGTTCTCGGATGCAGGCGTGGAGTTTGAGAGCATCGAGTTCAAGGCGGTCTCCGCCAGAGGCGGCACTACCACCAACGGGCCGAAGGTGGAGTCGCTGACCTTGGAGTTTAGGGTCATCCCCCCCCTGCTCTGGGGGTGGGATATGAAGATTGTGGCGCGGACTGATCGGGATCATACAGGCCAGGCCATCATCAACGCCTTGGCGACGGTTGCTGAGGCTACCACGCTGCTCAGTTTCTACCCCAGTGGGAGCAAGGACGGGACGGAGTATTTCGTGGAGGTTGTGGGGCACCCGCGCAACGAGGAAGGGACTGAGTTTGGGCAAGAAGGGACCTATGGACTCTCGGTGCAGCAAGTCACGTAAGGAGAATTGGGATGGCGCTTGACGATGGATTGATTTATGGTCAACTGAAGGCCCACGGGGAAACGTTGGCTACCCTGATGGAGCGGACCGGCTCATTGCCGGAGCTAATAACAACCGTAGCCCAGGCGGTCCAGAGGCTTGACGACCACCTTGCCGACCCCTACCGGCACCATCAGGCCCCGTGTCAGTTCGTCGTGGACCTGGCAAACCGGCCCCGGCGCCGGGGCAAGGAGATTGCCGTTGGTGGGGGTGCTGTGGGGCTGGTCACGCTGCTCTCAGCGGCTGTCGTGGCAGTGAGCAAGGCCCTTGGGTTCTAAGGGTCGGAGACTCGCGATTTATCGGAGCCGGTGTGGTAGAATAGGAGCGTTATCGGACTCAAGTAGCAATCCTCCGCCCGTCATGGCTCCTCCTTCTGATCCAGCGCCCCCGGCTAAGAAACCGGGGGCTGCTGGTTTCTCCGGCCACTCCACCCTCACCACGGCCCCTATCCTTCCAATGGCCGCAAATCGAGCCGTAGGGCCTTGGCAGGGCATCTAGGTACTAGGGCTGTCAGTCTGGTCCAGGATGAACGCTGCCACATGTGGGTTTCTTGTCAGGATGTCGAACAGGTTATGGGCCACCAACTTGACCTGGCCTTCCGACAGCCGCGCATCTCCTGCAAGGCTTACGTCTGAGGCCACATGAACCAACTCGTGCAACAAGGCAAGGCGCTGTACGATTGGCAAGTTGCGGGCGTTGACCCGTATCTCCAGGTCGTCCCCACGGGTCTGCCCCCGGTAGTCCTCGTGGAAGCTGTTGTCGTCAATCCAGAGTAGCCGGTATTCCAGTCCGCCGCACTTGACCGAATCAGGTTTGGGAATCATCTTCGCCTTCTTTCCTTGCTGCTGGCCCAGGGCCTCCCACCACGAAACGCGACGGGTTCCTGGCCTTACCCCAACGCTGGCACCCAACAGGGCACCATTCCCGGCCACAAGAGGGCCAGGGATGCGTTCCACCTCCAGCAGCGCCGATTGCTGCCCAGGAGCCGGATTCCAAACCGAGATAGCCGTTTTTTCGCTCCTGAGCAGCGAAAACTAGCCCAAGTGCCCCTGAGCTTGTTTTCGCTTTCGCTCTGTCAATCACCGGCTCGTTCCCTGCTAGCCCCGTCCTTCAGCCGAAGGACCAGCCGCCGGGGCAGTTGCGTCAAATCCGGGCGCGGTATCATCGTCCCTGGCCTGGCTATCACCTCCTTTCACTACTAGCTCCCCGCATGTAACACAAAACAGGTACTCGGCCCACACGCCGGGGCCGGAGTTGTCACTGGCACCA